TTCTGGAATGATGGTCCCAATTTATCCGCTGCTGTAAATCTGTCGATTGCCAACAGCTTATTATATGCCTGTGGAGCTACAACCATATGCCTGTCTTCCTGTGGACAATCATTCTCATCGAGAATGGTCTTCGCTAGAAGAATATCATCCTCATCCAAGAAAGATGTATTCAGAGCAGACGAGGCATCAATAGTATCAAACTGTGCTTCAGCATATGTAACTAATGCTGAATCTAGTTTGTTAGCAATTGCATACCCAGCTCGCTTGGTATAAATATTTCGTAGATTCACAGAGGTCTGAATCTCTGCAAGATCTTCAACCATAAAACTTACTTCCCAATGCTGGTTAATAGTAATATCACAGGTCGTTTCTGTGGTTGGTGCCTGAACAACTACTGCAACTCTTGTTACTTTCTGATTTGCAGTAAGATTTGAAATTTCAGGAATATGAATAACATTCCCCTTCTCTAGAACCATTGCAGAAAAGTCCTGGTTTACAATCTTAGCCATAACCAGCTTGTGTTCTAGAGCGTCAAGAATTTCATCGCTCCAAAGAGCAGGAATAAAATTCTGTACAGAAGTCGATGTGTTGATAAAAGTCGTTCCTAGTGCCATGTGCGGTACTCCTTATAATATTAATTGACTATAGGTTTAACGCACTCGCTTATCCGCATAGGCTTGCATGATTTCAGCATTTCGTCTTTTATATTCTTTTGGATTTTCATTTCTTAACTTACTAAGTTCTTCCTTACTTAAGAATGGTTTACCAGAAACTCCAGCACCACCCTGAGCACCACTACCAACCGGAATCTTAGACTTAACTAAATTCCAATTATCTGGGTCATCAAGGAAGACCTTAACACGTTCTTCTAACGAAAGTCTGCCATCCTCTGCCTTATAATACGGAACGAGTGTGTTTGGATCTACCTCAAACTCATCCTCTAACAATCTTAATACTTGCTTCGGATTTGCCACATCATGTGTAACCGCAGCTTGTATTAAGGCATTACGAATAATCATCGTATTCCGTGAAGTGAGAAGATCTCGTTCACGAGTTTCATGTCTAATTCTTTCATCTTCTAACTGTCTTTCCCATTTTTGGGCATTTTTCTCAGAAAGTTCTAATTTACTTAACTTAGCTTCTTCTTCTTGTTCCTTTGCTTTTTTTGCTGCTTCAAGTTTATCTTGTAAACTTTTAGCATCTTCAACACCAAATTGTTGCTTTAACACACCTTGAATAGCTTGCACTTCATCCTTAAATGATTCCAGTTTCTTCCTATATTCCTTAGCCTCTTCTCTGAGACCTTGGATATATTGACGATCCACAGTAATCTTATTGGGATCATCATCACTAGTTTTTGTACTAGGATCTGTGCTTTGCATTTTCATTTTTTCATTGTAAATTCTTGCTTTTTCAATTTCACTGTCAATGGGATCTTTATCAATTTTCACATCTTCAGCCATAACATCCTCCTTCCCGAATCATCGGGATAAAAATTAGTGTACTAACTCATTAGTACCATTATAAAACCATATTATTTAATTCAATTATACAATATTAAATTAATTTGTCAAATTAATAATTAATTATTAATTAATTATTAATCTTTGTGAGCAGATCTCCATTTTGCTCTTCGTTGTGGATTTTTCTCATTAGGAACCCGTTCTTTCTTTGGAGTATTCTCATTAGTACTTTGTTTTTGATCTTCTTTTTGTGTATCCTCTACTTCTTTTTGACTACTCTCTCCAAGTACAGGGGTTTGTTTTGCCTGTTGCATCATAAGTTCTGGATTTTCTAAGTACTCATTATTCTCAATCTCCTCATAAATACGCTCTACAATCTCATCTTCGGCATGTGGAAGTACCTGATGTACCATACGTTTTGCCATTTCTTTGTTTAATGTACCAGATATAGCACTTAATGTTACTTTTGTAAATAAGTCTACTATCTCTTGTGGAGTAATAATATCAAATTTCTCTGGATAATGTACACGAGAAGGCATATCATTTATCCCCATCCATTTATAATAAAGATTATCTATCTTATTTTCTGTCTCTTCTAATGCCTTTGCTTTAGCAGCCAAAAACGCATCCATATCAAGAAATTCATACTGTTGCGCTTTTCCTGTTCTTTGTTGTAATTGTACAAGTGAAGATTTAGCTGAAATAAGTCCCGCCATCCTAAACATCTCACGGACTAAATTCTCTACCATAGTCCAAATAGCAGTGACTTGTCCAGTATCTGGAGATATAAATGCTGGTGCATGTCTAGAATCAGCAGGGAAAGTAAAAATTGAAGCACTACCAATCTTTTTTAATGCACCTGATTTTCCTCTTTCATCTATCTCATCTTGAAATAATGTCCCATCATCAGGACAGATAAGTTGTGAGAATGTCTGTCTTGCAATCATCTCATCTATATTTGAAGTCCAGTTAAATACAATACGATTAGCTTCTGCTACATCTTTAAGCATACTTTCACCAATCATATCTTCATCAATATCTTTATGATAACAAGTAATAAGTGGAATAAATCCTAAGTTATGGTTTCCACTATCTAGCAAATTATCCTCTGCATCATATATAATCCATTCATTTTTTGTCCATACTTTATATATATTTTGAATTTCACGTTCTTCTCTATAATCTTCATCATCATAAATTTCTTCTGCAACAATAATCCAATTTAATTCTTTTGATGCTGAATCTACTGACCAATCTACTAAATTTTGTGGGTGGATAATTGTGACATATGGAGGAAGAGTTAATAAGTTATCTGCTTTTGTAGTTTGACCATTATTTATAATATTTTCTATCCCAGCAGGTGGTCTAGGTCTATCCATTAGAATATGTATATGTCCGTATACAGAAGAGAGAGTACACACCTTTCTCATAAATGAATGGATATTTGCCCCACGTCGATTTACATTTTCTCTGAAGTCACTTAACTTTGTATCCATTGGACGTGTAACTTCCTTTCTAAAAATAAAATCTCCTGCAATTGAGGAGATTGGAGCACAATAATTCAAATAGAATGATCGTGCAATTCGTCCAATATAATCCTCTGAATTTTCAAGTCTGTGACTATAGAGATATTCATTTACATACTCTTTTCCACCATTAAAACTTTTCCAGTAAAACTCCCAATCTCCAATATTTTCTAAATATGAGGGATGTTTTCTCTCGTGGACTTTTATCATCTGAACTATCCTTTATACCTTAATAAGTACGAAGTTGGTAACTTCTATTGCTTGACATTGTAACTGCCATTTCTAATGAATCTAATGCATCATCATACTCTGATTTTGGATAAGTATCTATTTCTGTTAACAATTCAATCTGTGCCTTTAATACTTGAATAGTTCCATTACTAATTAAAGGTTCTAATTTTTCAAATCTTTTATTTTTTTGTATCCTTAAATTATACATTGTTAATTTTAAATCTGGAATTTCATGTTCTATATTTGATTCTAATAATTTTAATGAATCAGAATCAACGGCAAATCTTGTATACCTATATAGTTTATGCATCTGTTTCATATAAGAAATACAATCAGTTGGTGGTGCTTCCTTTGCCCATGAATCTAATACATAAATAATACCTGTTTTACGATGCTTCCCAATTGTTGTAACACATGCCAGATCCCCATGTTTCCTTGCTTGTCCACTAGAAGCATCTAATGCACCAAATATAGTTAGATCTTCCATAATTAACTGTTGTCTATTATAATATACTATTTTAGAATTATCAAATAATGTTGTTGATGGATCTATTGGGAAATTCATTTTCTCTGATTGGAATGCTCTATTTCCATGTGTAATCCTATACTCCATTAATGAATAATAACTATCACCTTCTGGCCATAATACTTTAGTTCCTTCTAACATCTCTTCATAATGTTGTTTAAAAAATTTCAATGCATCTTCTTTAGCACACAAACTTTCTCTATTTATATAAATTTGTTCCCAATCTCTCCATAATGGAGATTTTGAAAATTGATATACTGCTTTAAACCTATGTCCTTCCCACCCAGGACTTTTATTTGGATCTAATAACTCTGATAATAAATCATTAGGATTTATTATCGTGCCTACAACAATAGTATCCATCTTATCACCAGGACCAGCCATTCCTAATACTGCTTTTGTGAACCATTCTTTTAAAAATTCACGTTGAGCTTTAGTCCTTGCAAAGACGTCCGAAACTAGATCATCCAGGATCGCCAAATCGGGTCTTATCCCTTTTTGCATTACTCTACCACGAATTTGTTTTCCACTTCCCAATGCTATAATTTGTACTCCATTATTAGTACGAATCATTTCCCTTCGCCAAACCGGACCTTCTCCAACGACATGTGGAAAATCATTTATTAACTTTTCATTTGTTATCAATTCATGTTTTATTGATTCTAAATTAGCTTCTGCAACACCACTTGTTTCACTAATTAAAACCATAAACTTTTTCTGTTCTAGAGCTGCACACCATATTGGAAGAACCACAGACATAATTTGTGTTTTAGCATTTCCTCTTGGTGCAGCAACTACTATATAATTTGAATATGCTGTCCTATTTATTTTCTTTATTAAAGAATACAATAAAAAATGAAATTTACTACTTGGTTTTCTAATAATATGTTTAAAATACACTAATGAAAATACTTCAGGTCTATCTAAACATATGTTATACCAATCAGTTAAATCAATTTCAATACCAGTACTTGCTGATTCAACTTCCATTAAATTAAAGTCCCTTTAATAAATCTACTGTCGGTGGATTCTTAAAAATATGAAAATTTATTACTTGACACTTTTGACACGGTGTTTTAGCTAATTGAACTGCCAAATTGAAACGTACTGCCCTACAAGTTTTACATTGTCTACATACTAAATATACAACAGGCGAATAAGCAGGTTCCGTAACCTGATTATTGTTCTGTACCTTCTTCCGACAATTGCATCCCATTATGTATTTTCTCAAGGATTGTATCTGCTACATTATTTAATCTAGACTTATCAACTTCTACTTTTTTTGTATCACTAAAATTAAATATTACTTTTTTATGTTGATTTATCTGTGTCCCATCACTATCTTTTTCAACTCCCCAGATTCTTGATCTAACTAGAATAGCTTCTAATAATGTTTTCTGTACTTGAATAATATCTTCTACTGGATAGCGTAATGAGCGTTTAAGCGATATTTTTGTATTTAAATCTATTTCTGCATCTAATAATGTATCTAATATTTCTTTATGTTTGACCTTATAAGTAGTGTCAACTTGTTCTGCTATATCATGTAATTTACTAATTACAACCTGAATTTGATCATCTAATTCTGATTTTTTAGTTACAATACCCTCTGGAGATAAACTATTGACATCTAACTCAATCAATGTTTTTTTATACTCTTGTAAAGTACTAGCCCCAATATGTAATACTTTACACACTTCTCTATCATTTAATCCCTTAGACTTCATCTCTTGAATTGTCAATAAGTTTTCTAAATGCTCATCATAATCTCTTGTTGACTTGACCAGTTTCATATTTATTTCCTATTTTAATGGTATATTTGACAAAATAATTTAATTAATTATATAATTAAAATAGAAATTTGTCAAATGTCAATCACCACCAAGTTCAAAACTTAGTGGCTTGAGTAGTGATACTCAACGTAAGAGTTGATTAGGGAGCTTAAAGGAAACTTTATGCAGAAGTTACAAGTAGAGTTCAAGAACGTACCAAGGAATACTTCACTAGTTCCTTGCTCTACAAATCCTGTATTAAACAGAGATGAAAGTCTCAGTGTACAAGATAAAGTACTGGCTTGTAACAATCCCGAAGTGAATCTAGCTCGAAGGAGCGGACACTCTTTTTTAGTGTTCATTTTGAACAAAAATGGGAAACCTTTAATGCCGTGCTCATTCAAAAAATCTAAACAATTAGTTCGGGAAGGAAAAGCTCTTGTGATCAAAAGATCCCCATTCACTATTCAAATGAATTATGGCAGCACCGGATATAGACAAAAAATCAATTTGGGTATTGATTCTGGTTATGAAAATATTGGATTTTCTGCTAGAACAGACAAAGAAGAATTGATTTCTGGGACAGTAAAACTTGATGGGAGAACAAAAGAAAGATTAGATGAAAAAAGAATGTATCGTAGAGGAAGAAGGAACAAGTTATGGTACAGAGAACCAAGATGGTTAAACAGAACAAAACCAGAGGGTTGGCTTCCACCTTCAATTGAAAGAAGATATCAAACTCATTTAATTTTAATTGAACGAATTAAAAAATTAATTCCTATCTCAAAAGTAATTATAGAAATAGCAAAATTTGATATCCAGAAACTAGAAAATCCAGATATTAAAGGAAAAGAATACCAACAAGGTTCTCTATATGAATACCAGAATGTAAGAAGTTATTTAATGTCTAGAGAAAAGGGTTTGTGTGAGTATTGTAAGAAAGATTTCAAGAATAGTTCCAGTCATATTCATCATAGAAAACCAAGAAATAAGAATGGGAATAATAGATTAGGTAATCTAATGTTATTACATAAAGACTGTCACAAAAAGATACATAAGAAACCAGAATTATTAAAGAAATACGAAAAAACATCTGTAAAAAGTTATAAACAATCAACATTCATGTCTATTATAAATAAGAGATTCTTTAATGATATTAAGGACTTAGAAGTAACTTATGGAAATATAACTTTTGTAAATAGAAATAAATTAGGATTAATTAAAACTCATTATAATGATGCATTTGTTATCTCAGGAGGAATAACCCAAAAAAGAATTAAACCATTTAAAGTAACTCAAAAACATAGAAATAATAGAGTATTACAAATGAATAGAAAAGGATTTAAACCAAGTATTAAAAGAAATAGATCAATTATTGCTCCATTAGATTTGTTTTGGGTAAATAAAATTAAATATAGTTGTAGAGGAATGTATAACAAAGGAAAATATATATTATATGGGGATGTCAAAAAGAAAGAATATTTTAAAATGAATAGTGTTGAAAAATATTTTAATAACGGAAGTTTGGTGTGGAGTTAAGGCAAACACTCTTCTTAATACAAAAAGAGTAAAACAGACATGTCATAAATAGTTTAGGAGGAAT